TCTCGATACCTGTGTGAAATACGCTATTTGCTATAGCATACAGCAAGCTCTTGCGTTTCATAAACTTTCCCTTTGCATCTCTTGGCGCTATACCCTTGCGGATAGTCCAACCATTGAAAGCCATAAAGGGGGGTTTCTTTGTTTTATACTTAAACTTTCTATTTGTTACCTTTTTTAGTTTCCAAGCTTTCCCGTCCGCCTTAGTTCCTCCCTTTCCTTTAACCCCTGCGTCTACAAATTCCCAGTAATCCGCTAGAGTAAACTCGATGCCTTTGCCCTTGAGTTTATACTTCAAAGACTTATCTAGCTCTCCGCCGCCTTTCTTTTTTTTCTTTAGATTGGCTCTTGCTTGAGTTACTACATTACTCCCTAGCTTGTCAAATATTTTCTTTAAGTTATCCAAAAGCAGAGGTTTGTTTCTGAGATAGGCATTTCAACATCGAAAGACATATCCCATCCGTCTAGTAAATTTTTATCCGAGTACGTTATCTGTTGCAAGGTAGGACTATCTGACGCCGTTATATTATTAGTTGCAAAGTCTCTGTTCATTTTTACCCAGAGCGCATTTAAACACGTTAGCGTCGAGTTAAAGTTATCTGTCGAGTTATCGTTTAGATAAAATTTATCGTTTACATTCTCTTTGTTAATCTCTCTAATATCTAGGCATTGTATATTGAGACTAAACGAGATTGTCGCCGTAGAGGTAAAAGTCGCCTCTGTTATATCTATATTAAAAAGCGGAAATAGATTCCCTTTGTTGAGGTCTATATCCTCGCCCGTCGTTATAGTCTTGACGTACTCGTCCTGCTCCGCTAGAGCTTTTATATATCTTAGTAGTGTACTGTATGCGTTCATTATAATTGTGTTACGTTTGGTTTTCTTAGTTGTGCCTCCATTTTCTGCCTGTCTAATTTATGAGCGAGGAACGTGTGAAACTCGTGGACCTTTGTCGCTAGTACTTTGTCAATTTTCAGTATATCGCTATTCGCTAACATATCAATACTCACGTACCAATTCCATTTTTTAAAATAGCTTGAGGCTTGTTTCTCTCCTCCAGAGCTTTCGTAGATTTCTGGATAGCCTCCTTTAATTCTCTCGATAAACTCCAAAAAAAAACCAGAGCGCCGTTTACTACATTCATAGGGCAGGCTCTCATGACCTCGTCATTCTCTTTATTATGGTTATAGGGCAGTATCTCATAGTTACCGAAAGAGTCCTCCTCTGTAATCCTGCGAAATAGTATAGCCATTATTTTGTGCATATCCTCGAGCTGCATTCCTATAGTGCTGAGGTCTACATACTCCGCCGTCGTTATCTCGTCTAGGTTTGGGATAAAGCCGTACTCTACTCCGTCAAGCATAAAGCGCTGTTCAAATTCTACCTGTTGCTCACAGGCTGCAATTATCTGAGCCATTAAACCCTCGTAGTCTTTGTGTACTAATTTTTTAACGTCTTGCTTTTTGATTCCTGTAAACAGAGATATAACTCTCTCAACCATTCCTTGCTCCGTTAGAGTATCCTCTCTTGCTCTCAATGCCTCAAACTTGACGTATTGGTCTAGAGTAATATCTGCGATGTTTTCGGGTACTAAAATGTTAATAGTCTCTGTCATATAATAAAAACAATTTTGTAGGTTTAATGTTATTTACCTTATCTCTACCTTTCCACGATTCGCAAGCAAATGAGAAACTCCGTACCTCAGCGCATCGAGACTATGATTGTACAAATCACAAAATAAATTTGCGCCCTTATCTGAATAGATATAGTTGTTTAATTCCTTTGCCATATTGTTAGAGTCTGGATGCACGACAAGCTCGTAGTCTTGAATCAATGCCACACCTGCCGCGATACTCCCTGCGCCTTTTTTAGCGCCTCTAATATTAAGACCTAGTTTTTGCATCTCTGCGATAGTTCCTGCGCTTGCGCTGTCTCCTATGATTAGATTGCGCCCTGCTCTCTGTCTATTTATTGCGTATATTTCGGAGATGGTTAACTTCGATTTATATAGCTCCTCCTTTGCGTAGATTATTTTGTTCTTTTTATCTATGGCAATTTTTACTAAGGTTGTCGGGTCTGTAAAGCCGTAATCCTGTCCAAAGATAACCTGTAAGCCGTCGGGGTTAAACTCTCCGAATCTCCAGTTAGTATAAACAACTCCCTCCGCTTTTGATAGCCAAGAGCCTAGTACGACGTGATTGTATTTGATTGGATTGCTTACTTTCATATCCTCGAAATAGTCTAGTATCTCATCGGGTACAAACTCTAGACAATCGAGGTAGGAGGTATGTATATAACAGACGTTATCTTTGACTCCATTAAATCCCTCTTGCACGCCTCTACTCTCGTAGTACTTCATATAGATAAAATGCTCCTTACTCGTAGGGTTTAAAATCAATACCTTAATATTTCTGTTTGGATTGCTCGCGTCGTTACCTCTAATCGATAGCACTATCTTATCGTAGATTGCTTCGTCTTGCATTTCCTCCGCCTCGTCAAGTATGAGCATCGAGAAATCTTTTAATCCCTTGAGGTTTGCAGTCTGGACTCCCGAGCCTGCCTTTAATCCTTTAAAGACTATTTTGCTCTTATTGAATTTTGATACAATCCTATTTTGTTGCGACTCGAAAGAATCCTCCAGATTCATGATTTCGATTTTCTCCTCTACCTCTGCAAAGATGGAATCCTTCAGAGAGGCGTTTGTATACCTTGAATATAAAATTCGATGCCCATACTTCGTACAACTATTTAAAGCGCTTAGAGACGTTGCAAATGACTTCTGAGAGAATCTTCCGCCTGTTATGATAAACGTATCCACTCCGTCGGGTATATCGAACAATGGCGCAAATTTTTCGCTGAGGTTTATATTACTCATCCTCTGGGGTTACGTCAATAGCTGAGGTAAAAGAAATAGTCGGAATGTTTACGCTGTTGCCCTCTGATGTTATATCCACGCTTTGCATAGGTTTACCGACTGTATACTCTAGGTAGAGCTTGGCGCTCTGGACGTCTCCAGACATCGCGCTTGCCTCTAAAGTTTGAAAGACAGCTATAAAGTTCTCTTGAGAGGTTGCCTCCGTTATAAGCTGCTTAAATTGATTCTTGCGTCTGTCTATTCCTTTCGTCTTTGTAGACCAACCGACGTTGCCTGCTCCTTTTGTCATATTATTAATAGGCGTTAACTATTAGTATTAACCCTATTATTAAAACAAATTATTATTGTTATTGTTATTATATAAAAAAACCCCACCGATTAAGGCAGGGCTAACAAAACTAAACAAAACTAAACAAAATTAACTAACGTCTACGAGTCCGTCTCTGTAGTGATTTACAACTACGCCCGTTTTTAATGTGATTGTCTTATATGGTACTATTGAATTTTTTACTAGAAATTTATGTATTAATTTTCTCATAATTTAAAAGTCTAGGGTTTTTTTTAATTCCTTTGCAGCTTGTAAGCCTGCTTTAAATTCGTGCCTCGAATGCGCGCCTATAATTGTAATTAAAATATGCTGCTGCTTAGAGTTTAAATCTAGGTCTTTGTCGAATAATCTATTAAGTGCTGTTTTTAATTCCATAGGGTTTTTGTTATTTGGGGAGTAGTTAGCTCCCCTTTGGTTGTTATGCTAGTTCTTTTACGTTAACCATATAAGGCTTACCTGTTAATTTATTAAAGAATACTACGTCGCTAACAAATCTGTTAACTCTATCTTCTCTAATTACTTTTGAAAATTTATTACCTTGAGATAGTATCGTTACTTTTACTTTTTTTAAGTTTCTGTCTGAAATTTTAACGTAGCTCATAATTTTTGTGTTTAGTTGTTTTTGTTTGATACAAATATACAAACCTTTATTTGTTTACACCAAATAAAAAACAACATTTCTCAAAAATAATTTATAACTATCTAATCCTCAACGTTTAAAACCTCAAATATTAATTGACAGGATTCGTACTCCTCGATATATTCAAAGTAAAGCAGGGCGTCTCTGGAGAGAATCTGCTCGTCGTCGTCACATAGCGGCTCAAAATGATACTTGTCGTATTCGTTATAAATAAACGTACATACATACTGTATAGACTCGTCTAGCAAATACTCGACCATAGACCTATAAAATAAATCGTGCGCGTCTGTATAGTTTTGATTTGTAGCCTCCTCAAAAAATTCGTGAGGATTGTCAAATATTACGGGTATGCTCATTTAAAAAAGTTGTGTATAAACGCAGTCGTGTATAAAGTTGTAATCCTCGTTTAAGGTATCTATTTGCTCGTCTGTCATTGCTTTGCCCTCGTAGTCCGCTGAGACTATAAAAGCGTCGCAAAAGTCTGGATAGTCGTTTGTATCTATTCCGTCTACTTCGATGTTATCTATTAGGTCGTAATTCATAATCCTGTGGTTTGTGCCTCGTCTACGTCTTTAATTTCGTTAGACGATAAAGCGGTTACTATTGCTTCTTGATTGTGCGCGATGTTTTTAACTAGGGAGTGAAGATTTGTAAGCCTTGTTTCTAGCTCGGATACCCGTTTCCTCAAAATCTGCTTGGATAGCGGTTTGCTTTGTTTCTCTAATCTTGGAGTTTTCTCGCTCATAACTTTGTTGCTTTTTAATTGTAGCGCGTTCCATATTTAAGAAAGCGCTCATTTGGTTATTAATAAAAAATTGTACTCTCTCTTGTGGTATGCCGTTGAAATACTTATCGAAATCGGGCAGGTTATTTTTAAGCTCTTTAATCTCTGCGTGTAATTTTATGTTAACCTTTACTAAAGTCTTAATCTTATCCTTTGCCTCGTCTAAAGATATATGCTCCTCGTCTATAGCCTCCTTGGATTTTGTAGGCTGTAGAATCAAAGCAAGAGCTTGATAGCTTTGTTTAAAAAAATCGCTGTATTTGTAATGTACTTCGAAACTTTTTAAAGCGTGTAATACTGAAGAGTGATGGTGTCCTGTGCTTTGTCCTATCTCTGCAAATGGTTTGCCCGTTAGCTCTCTAGCAAAATGAAAGTATAGGCAGCGAGCCACTACATACTCTCTCTGTCTTGTATTCTTATCTATTTTTAAGTCGGTTACTTTCTCGACTGCTTTTTTTATCGTGTCTAACATAATTGTTCTTTAAATTTTTTAAACTCCTCTAGGCTACGAATAACTATATATGTGAATCCTTGAGACTCTAGTAATTCCTGCCATAGTATCTGGTCTTTGCTTTGCTTTCCTTTAGCGTTTTTTAGCTCAATCATAATGGCGTGGCTATTGTAATAATAAACCATATCCGCGCGCCCTTTGATTAATCCGAGCGCTTTGTTTCTGTTGCCGTCTATTTTGTTAGCGGAGTTGTTTAGGTTATAGCAAAGCAAACCTCTCTCTTTGGGGTAGTTATTCCAATGCCATTGAAATATCTGTGATTGTATTTTAACCTCGCTAATCATTATAATCAAATATGTAGTAAAAGCTATCTAGGTCTATACCTAAGAACATTTGCATATATGACATTGTACCGAATGAAAGTTGATATACATTATCCGTTGCGGTTAATGAATCAATAATTATTTGAGCGGTGTCTGGGTGTTCTAGAGTCACAAGGTCAAGCTTTGTTTTTAATTCGGGGTCTAATCTTTGTAGTAAGTTTTTCATTTTGTTTGTTTTAAAAATGGGGAGTTGCCTCCCCGTTGTTTTTTATATCTCTTTTACCATATAAGGCGTTCCTGTAAGATTGTTAAAAAGAATATAGTCGCTTATATATCTATTACGTCTGTCTTCTCTTACTTGAGCGGTATGTAAACCTAATTTTCTACTAATGATTTTTACCTCAACTTGTTTTAAATTTCTGTCTGCGATTTTAATGTAAGCCATAATGTTTTGTTTTTGTTTTTGTAAAGGTACAAATCTTTTTAACTTATAAACAACCTTTTTAACTAAAAACTTTAAATCTTTTTTTATTCACATACTCAAAACTCTTTTTATACCCCACCGCCTCTAGGAAATCTCTAGCGTCCTCTCGGCAAGTTTTACGATGCAATACCCACGCCGCAGTTATATATTTATCCTTTACTGCCTGCGCTAGCTCTTTGTTTGACATATCGCTATAGTTTTTGATTACATCGTTTCTAATTAGCTCAAGTCTAGCAATCTCTGCCTCTTTTTTATTTATGAATTTATGAGAGCAATAAGGACATACCTTTGTAGAGGCTAATAATATCGCCTTACATTTAGGGCAATCTTTTACGGGCGCAGGCTGCTCTCTTGTAAGTTTCTTTTTTAGACTCCAGTCTCTAGGATTCTCCCAATGCCCTAGCCGTTTGATGTTATTGCCAAAGTCTAGGATATTAAAGGTCTTTA